CACAAGATCACAGCGGACCAAGCAGCCAAGCTAGAAGCAGATGGCGCTAACAATGTATTCAGCAAGAAGAATAGTAAGACAGGCGAAGTAGAATACTTTGAACGTCTACGGGCCGAGGACACAGTCTGGGCAGAGGTACAAATGCCAGCGGGAATAGATTGGCAGTCTGTGGCTGACTCTAACGCTCGTATAATGAAGAATGGTAATCCAGAAGCCAAGACTGCACATATTACAGACCAAATCCCTTTCGGGGGATTTTACCGATACAAGACTAACCCAAACATGACGGGTGAGTGGCTAATAAGTGGTAACATTAAGGTTAATCGTGTCTTGGATGACGCCGAGGTTGCTTCTATCAATGAAGCTGCCGGAGTATACGGGGATATGCCTAGAGTGCCTTACACACAAGGTGCAGACGAAGCTCCTAGTTCGGCCCCTGCACAAGCTGTCTTAGACATCCGTGCGGCTCAGATGGATCTGGCGGTTAAGGATAGAATCCAACCTAGTGGTGAGAACCCTCTGTTTGATCTATCACCAGAAAGCTACACGAACACTCTACCAGAACAAAAGCCTACATATGTACCTCGCCAAGACGCAGGTACCAATAAACCTCTTCCCGGTAATGACCGGGGCCGTCCTGTCAGTGCGGCTATGGACAAGATAGCAGACCGTCTGGCAGAGCGGATGAAGCCTTGGCTAGGTACAGAAGCACAATACTTCTATCACACCGGACCTATCGTAGACAAAGCCTTGGACATGGGCTTCTCTAAAGAAGAGATATACGACTGGATGAAGGAGTTTGCCGAGGCGTATGCTGCCACAAGCCCTCGTACAGAGACGGCACAGAACATTCGTAATGCCACCTTGGTTATTACCAAGCGCCAGCTAGGTATCGATCTAGACGAGATGGTTGGCCCCGGTGGTACTGGCATCAACGAAAGAGGCTATCCTATGATGATTGGCCGTAAGGGCGATCTCGTACCGGATAAGAATGGCGATCTAAAACCCCTAAAAGCAGACGGTATCCATAGGAAGTTACGGGATGACGTAGATGCTGGGGGCATCAATCCAGATACTAATCCCAAGCCAGCTACCTTTGCTGAAAACGTATACGGAAACCTAGATGGCGTTACTGTAGACACTCACGCTGTCCGTGGTGCCTTAGATGCTATGAATGAGATAGATCCGGGTAGCATTCCGATTGACTTCATCAAGCCTAAGTACAGAGACAAGTATCTTGCAGACCCGTCTTCTCTAGACCCTGCTACAATGATTGATGACTCGATTAAATCTCAGACAAATAAAGGTCAGAGTAAGCAAGTAGAGTATGCAGTATTCTCTGATATATATCGCTTGGCCGCTGAAAAGCTCGGGGTATCCCCGGCGGAAGCACAGTCTATGGGCTGGTTTGGTTCCGGTGACAGCACAGGCCTTGCATCTGAACTGAAGTCCGTAGCACGTCTTCTCGATGAACGTATCGACGTAACTGCACAGGCTATGGGTGAGGACAAGGAAACAGTCTTCCGCAAGCTACTAAACCGAGACATCCCAGTTTTACAGATATTTGGTACCGCTGGAGCGGGGGCCGCAGCCCTCGGATCTATGGATGAACAGATGCAGCAATTCTCTAAAGGCGGTCTGACGCAAGGGGAATCCGAAAAAGGTATCCGCACCCAAGAGGGCAAGGACATGGCTGATAAAGTCTTCAAGTTGGACTTTAGTAAGGCCGATATAAACGACGATGGCAAACTATCCGAGTATGAGAAAGCTCGAGGCGAAGCCATCCAGAAGGCAACAAATGAAGAGGATGGCATTATGATGGCTGCTCACGGCGGAATGCCTTGTGGTTGTGGTGGAGATTGTGACGGATCGTGTGGTGATGATGGGTCTATGCCCGGAATGATCGTAGGCACTGATCCCGTATCAGGTAACGAGATCCCTCTAGGGTCAGAGGCAGAGAATGTTCGAGACGATATCCCAGCGATGCTGTCTGAAGGCGAATACGTCTTACCGGCTGACGTTGTGAAATGGCATGGCCTCAAGCACATCTCAGGCATGATGATGGAAGCCAAGGCCGGTCTTATGTCGCTCCAAGCGATGGGACAGATCCACGAAGTAGAAGAGGTCTTCTATGATGAGGAAGAAGAATACAGCGATGATATGGTGGAGTGTCCTGAGTGTGGCGGCGAAGGCTGTGAACACTGCGACGGCATGGGCTACCATACTGAAGCTGAAGAAAGTTATGAGACATCTGAAGGCAATGAAGTAGACATTGCCGAGGTGATTACCGAGGAGGAAACTCCCGAGTACGACGAAGAAGAAGATACCGTCGAGACTGTCAGTTATGCGATGAAAAGCACCCCAAAGATTGCTTTCATTCGATAATTTGCGTGGCATGGGCTACCCGCAAAACCCCGGATAATTCCGGCTACTTTTCGGCCCCCCAAGGAGAATATCATGGCTAAGTACCGTGGTGGGTATCGGGATGAACTCGATACCGTAGAGAAGCCATACTCGGAAGAGATGGCTCAAGAGGCGCAACCCGCACCTACTGATAATGATGAAGCATCGTTCAAGAAGCGTTACGGTGACCTTCGTCGTCATATGCAAAACCAGATGTCCACAAAAGACCGTGAACTTCAGGAGATGAAATCACAGCTAGAGTCGGCTACCAAACAACAGATCCGTTTCCCTAAGTCGGAAAAAGAAGTAGCGGACTGGATGAAGAAGTATCCTGACGTAGCCTCAATCATCGACACGATTGCACAGAAGCGTTCCTTAGAGGCGCTGGCGATGGGTGAGAAGAAGATGGAGAGCCTAAAAAAGCTCGAAACCAGCATCACCCGTGAGAAAGCAGAGATGTCCCTAAAGCGGCTACATCCAGACTTTGATCGAATTCGCCAAGATCCTAACTTCCATGACTGGGCTGGTAAGCAGCCTAAATGGATTCAAGACGCTCTGTATAAGAATGCTAACGATCCTGTATCTGCCGCACGGGCAATTGACCTGTATAAGGCGGACAAAGGCATCAAACGAACTCGAGCCACCAGTAATGACGCAGCTAAGTCTGTAGGCCGCACAAGCGGATCAGCCCCGGCGTCAGGTGGACGTGCCCGTTTCACAGAAAGCCAAGTCAGTAAAATGTCTTCGGCAGAATATGAAAAGAACGAGGCAGCTATTCTGGAATCCATCAAACGTGGTGACTTCCAGTATGATATGTCGGGCGGTGCCCGATAAACAGACCCCTTGATTATAAGCACCTAAGGGTGGTATAATACTAGGGCACTAAGAATTGCATAAGTAGCAATCTATAAGGCAACGTAGAGCCACTGAGTTAAGTCTACCTCTACCTAACCAACCCCAAAAACAGAAGCAAGAACCTCGAAGACTACCAGAGCCTGTAGGCCCGTGGACGGTTAGCGCCTGAAACGCACCCTAGAGCAAGTTCTGCCCTTACTTCGTTCTTCTATCTGACCTTAGCAAGTCACTCAATGTGACTTTTGTTATCGCCATTAGAAGGAGAACAAACAATGGCATTCGCAAAAGCATCAGGTTATTCCAACCTGCCAAACGGCAACTTCTCGCCAGTAATCTACAGTCAAAAAGTACAGAAGGAATTCCGCAAGACTTCCGTCTGTGAAGACATCACAAACACTGATTACACAGGTGAGATTAGCCAATACGGAGACTCTGTGCGCATTATACGTGAGCCAGAAATTCATGTGTCGTCATACGCCCGTGGCACAACTTTGGCTACACAAGATATCGCAGATGCAGACTTCACAATGGTTGTCGATCAAGCCAACTACTTCCAGTTCGCAATCGACGATATCGAGGCTGCACATTCTCACATAAATTTCATGGACTTAGCCACAGATCGTGCGGCTTACCGTCTTGCCGATTCATTTGACGCAGAAGTTCTGGGTTATTTGTCCGGTTGGGAAGGTGGCGCTGGCTCATGGGCACGTCGTACCGCAGCTAACGGCACAAAAGCCAATACAGCGGCAGACGCAGACGAACTCTTAGCAGCAAACAAGCTGGACATCACTGACTTCGGTGGTTCTGACTTGGGTGGTAGCGCAGAAGTTACATCTGTCCCAGTAGCAGCCGGTGGTGGCGCTGGTGGTATCACATCTCCTCTGGCACTGCTTAACCGCATTGCTCGTAAGATGGATCAAGCCAACGTAGACCAAGATGGTCGCTGGGTTGTCCTAGACCCTGTGATGATCGAACTCTTGATGGACGAGGATTCAAAATTCGTAAACGCCGACTTCGGCGGTGGCGATGAGATCCGCAATGGCCGCATGGGTGGTAACTTGGTTCGTGGACTCCGTGTCTACAAATCCAACAACCTGCCATATGTAGGCACAGGTCCAGACACGACAGCGGCAGGTGGCTCAGAGACTGCTTTCGGTGTTATCGTAGCTGGTCACGATTCTGCTATCGCATCTGCACAACAGCTTGCGAAAACAGAGAGCTTCCGCTCACCAGAAACCTTTTCGGACATCGTCCGGGGCATGCAATTGTATGCTAGGAAGGTACTGCGTCCAGAAGCAATGTTCACAGTGAACTATAACGTCGCTTAAAACTTTAGGGGAGGCCTTCGGGCCTCTCCACTCCTTATTGAGAGCTTAATATGCCATCCACTTTCATCAATCTTACAAATACCTTGCTCCGCCGCTTGAATGAGGTGGAGATTGAAGATGCTGACTTTGCTAGTGTTCGTGGCGTACAAGCGTTAGCTAAAGACGCAGTTCGTGCGTCGATTGCAAAGATAAACGCCGCAGAATTTGAATGGCCGTTTAACTCGGCAGAACACTCACAGACACTCACAGTAGGCCAAGAAGACTATAGCTGGCCACAGTATTTCAAGTCGGTTGAATGGAACAGCTTCTACATCGTCAATGATGGAGTGAATACCAAGACAACCACTTCCCTAGATTTCGTCTCTCGTGATTACTACTACGACAGACTCCGTAATGCAGATTTAGACGCCGGTGCATCTGGTTTGGGCTTACCCAACTTCGTATTCCCGTTGCATGGCAATGGCTACGGTGTCTCTGCATCACCCGACAAGGCCTATGTAATTAGGTTCCGTTACTTCCTGAATTACGCAGAGTTGATCAACAACGTCGATCAAACCCGTGTACCTACTACCTATGATCACGTCTTAATCGCCGGTGCCTTGTATCATATGTACCTGTTCCGAGATAACTCGGAGATGGCAGGTATTGCTGAACAAGAGTTTCGGGGCGGGATCAAGGAGATGCAGACCCTCCTATTGAACAAGTATGCTTCAATAGAAGACACTCGGATTAGCTTCTAATGCCTGATAAAATCCAGTCGTTTAAGGTCGTCTCCCAAGGCGGCCTAGACGCCAGTCAAAACCACCTATTGCTGTCTGAAGAAGATCCCGGTGTAGCCATTCGATTGGTGAACTATGAGGTGTCTCTCTTCGGCGGCTATCGTCGTATTAACGGCTTCACGCCTTATGGCGGAGATAGCATTTCTACGGTGGGTGGTGATGAGTCAGAAGGACGAGTGTTTAACCTATCCATATACTACGACGACAATCTACTTCGAGAAGATGTACTAGCGTCCCGTAAAGACCGTCCCTTTGAATATAGGGTGAGTACAACTAGGTCTGTATTCAGTGGAGTGGATTTTAATGGCAGAACTCTATCCGTCACTAACTCTGTTTCACTGGGAGTATATCTCAATGGCACTGAGTTGGCCCGATCCCAGTACACTATCGATATCAGTAACAATGCTATTACCCTAAACACGGCAGCCGAAGCAGACGATATCGTGGTCATAGACAATCACGAGTATAAGTTTTACCGCTTCGTGACCTTAGTTGGGTGGCAGGAATACACAACAGGCCTAAACCATTACACCCGGTCTCAGCCTTTTGCGACTGAAGTATTTAGGATTAGGTCTGCACAGTTCAACTTCGGTGATGGTAATAAGATATGTTTCGTCGATGGCGTGAATAACGCCGTAGTTTTTGACGGAGTAAACTGGAATTCTATTTCTCCATCCGGTGCAGGTACCCCTGCTAGTCCCGGCGGAGCTATGTGTTTTGCAGCGCCTGAGGTAGTAGAGGTCTATGAGAACCACCTATGGCTCGGTGGCGATAAGACAGACGCATCCAACATTGCGTATTCCACTCCTCGGGACGAGAACAATTGGACAGCGGCAGGAGGTGCGGGTCAGCTTCCTATTGGATATGACCTAGTCCAGTTTAAGCCCTTCCGAGACAATCTGTTTATCTTCGGTGAAAATGCCATCAAGAAGGCTATAACTAACTCAGACGTTAATGTGCCCTTCATCCTCGAGCAAGTTACAGCCAATGTGGGATGTGTAGCCCGAGACAGCGTATTAGAGCTTGGCGGTGACCTAGTATTCTTAGCACCAGATGGGCTACGCCCTGTGGCGGGTACTTCTCGTATTGGCGACGTTGAACTAGAGACAATCTCCAAGCGTATACAGACTACGATCTCTCAGTTGCCCTCCGAGTATGACTTGAAGAACTTGTGTGGCTGTGTGATCCGAAACAAGTCTCAACTCCGTTACTTCATCTCTGAACCCACCACATCATTGGCAGATGCTTTTGGTATCATAGGTGGACTAAGGACATCGGACCAACGTCTGGGATGGGAGTTTGGTGAGCTACTAGGAATCCGGGCATCATGTACCACATCGGGATACATAAACGGATCTGAGTTCGTATTTCATGGAGACTACGACGGTAAGGTATACCAGCAAGAAAGTGGTAATACGTTTGCCGGAGAAGAAATCTTAGCGGTTTATTCCACACCATTCTTTGATTTTGGGGATACTGAGGTCCGTAAGATCATGCGGAAGGTTAACACATTCATCCGGGCCGAGGGTCCGCTCGAAATGAATATTGCGGTGATATATGACTGGTATTCCCCGGACGTATCTAACCCATCCTCTTACACTGAAGAGAGCCGAGGACAGCCGGTACAATACCGTGTCCCGGGCATCGACTATAACGCAGCCCTAGTTACCTATGGTGGATCTGAGAAGCCTATTCTCAACACTCCAATTGAAGGTAGCGGGAACTCCGTACAAATAACTTATGTAACCTCAGGCGACTTTGCCCCTTATTCCATTCAAGGCATCGTCTTTGAGTTCAGTATCGCAGGGAGACGATAATGGCTGGCTATACCCGGCAATCTACCTCACAGATTATTAACGGCGCAAACATCACTGCGCCGCCGTTGAATGCGGAGTTCAACCAGTTAGCCAACTCGTTTGGCGCTGGGGGACACACTCACGACGGCACGTCAGGTAATGCCCCTAAAATTGATTTAGCTACCTCTGTAACTGGCTACCTATCGGACGCTAATGGAGGAACGGGAGGTAAGAACAACCTATCCGCTACTTCAAATCCCGGTAACGGCGATGACGCAAATGATGGCTATGGCCGAGGGTCTCAATGGTACAACTACACTTCTGACAGATGGTACATTTGTATTGATAACATCGTAGGCTCCGCTGTATGGCGTGAGATGCTTATGGTTGAGACCGGCTCTGTTATTGAACCCGGCATCACGGGTGCAGTGGATCTCGGCTCATCTACCTTTAAGTTCAAAGACACAAATCTATCCGGGTCTATGAATACCGTATCCGCAGCCGTATCAGGTGATATGACTGTGGGTGGTACACAGACTAATACTGGGGCCGCTACCTTTAA